GAATACTCGCCCGATCCGGAAGGCGCGAAGCGGATCTACCGCAAGATGAAGAATGGCCGGTGGCAAGAGCATTACATCAATCCCGAGACAAAGAGACTGGTGAAGGCCGGCGGATATCTGTCGATTGGTGAGAGAGAAAAATATTATGATTACAGCTTCTAAATCATAGCCCTTCGGGGCTATTTTTTTTGGTATAATCAACTCCGTGAGGTGATTGATGAGCGTTGCCAAGAAGTCCGATCCGGAGAAGTGGAAGCGCATCGTTGCTTCGGTGAAGGCGTCCGACAAGGGCGGCAAGCCGGGGCAGTGGAGCGCCCGAAAGGCGCAGCTTGCTACTCAAAAGTACAAGTCAGCCGGCGGCGGATACAAGGGGCCGAAGTCATCGAGCAACTCACTGGCCAAGTGGACGAAGGAAGAGTGGGGAACCAGATCCGGCAAACCCTCGACCCAAGGTCCGAAGGCTACGGGAGAGCGGTATCTCCCAAAGGCGGCAAGGAGCAAACTGACCGCGGCAGAATACGCTGCGACTACTAGGGCAAAGCGGGAAGGAACCCGCGCCGGAAAGCAGTTTGTTCCTCAGCCAGAGTCGATCAAGAAGAAGATATGGTGATATGCGAGACGCTTACAAGCGGGAGCAGGAGCCGATATGACAAAGCACGAAGAAGCAATTCAGCAGTTTCTGGCCGATAACCCCAAGTGGGAAAGATTCGGCCTGCGGAAATCTCTTAATAAAGCCCTCGGTAAAGGTTGTGAGTTCGATTTGTATCTAGGATTCATTCCAGATGCCTTTGAAATCGACGCCGAGAATAAAATCGTTCGATTGCTGGAGGTAGAGGGAAGCTCCCGCGTATCGAAGAAAAAGATGAATACTATCTGCCAATTCGCTTTCGAGATAGACAGCAGAGAATGGTTCACAGAGCTTCACTTGATTAGCCTGATCACCGGCGCGAGAAGCAAAGTGACGGATGATGAGTTGACATTGATGGCCTTGAAAGGCATTTTCGATGCAGCACAAAGAATTCTAATGGATTGTCGTGATCCTATGTTAGCGCCCGCTAACTCATCGTATCTGTAGTAGAGGGAACTGGATATGAGGACAAAAGGAACTCCGAAGACAGGCGGGCGTAAGGCAGGAACGCCGAACAAGGCGACGCAAGAAGCGCGGCAGGCGATATCCGAATTCGTAGATGGGAACGCGCATCGATTGACAGAATGGCTTGATCGAGTAGCAGATGGCGTGAGGGGAGTGGATCCTGAGACTGGTGAAGAGTTCTTCGTAGTAGCGCCAAACCCTGCCAAGGCGTTCGATATGTTCCAGAGCGTAGTCGAGTATCACGTTCCGAAGCTGGCGAGGATGGAAGTATCGGGAACGCCGGGAGGCGCGCCGATCAAGACTGAGGATCACAGCTTCCAGAAGTTTCTGGAGGTCATGAAGAACGCCGAGCTGCGCAAGCGAGCCGGTGACGACTGAAATCGTAACCGCCCGCGATTGGGCGGATCTCAGCGACTTCGATAAGGTCGCCTATCAAGCCCATGCAGAATGGGTGCAAGAAGCTCACCGGTATCAGATCCCTCCGCCTCTGGAGATGGATTACCTTTGTTGGTTGCTGATCGCTGGCCGGGGAGCGGGCAAGACGAGATCGGCGGCTGAGGCATTATGGTGGTGGGCATGGCTGATCAAAGACTGCAGGGCGCTCGTCCTAGCGCCTACCAGTAATGACTTGAAGTTCACCTGCTTTGAAGGGCATTCAGGGCTGCTGTCCTGCATTCCTGAGCCTCTGATCGTCGATTACAACAAGCAGGACCACCACATCAAGCTGGTGAACGGATCGAGCATTCGGGGAATATCAGCGGATTCTTATGAGCGGCTGCGGGGGCCGCAGTTCCATGTGGCTTGGTGCTGCATCGGCGGAACCATGATTGCGATGGCTGACGGAATGCAAAAGCCAATTGAAAACGTTCGCGCAGGTGAGGTTGTTCTGACAAGGCACGGCTCCCGCAAAGTAATTGCGGCCGGCCCCTCCAACAATCCAAGTGATTTGGTATCTATTACTGTTGGATCAACGCGATTGACCATAACTATTGATCACCCTATACTCATTGAAGATCGCTGGACTCCTGCTGGCGATGTCAAGATTGGAGATAGGGTATGGATCGAATCAAATATGATGGCGTCACTTGGCATAAACGGCCAAGCGGCCACTACCACAATAAACGCCGCGGGTATCTGCACAGATTCATTTGGGAGAAGGCTAACGGCCCGATTCCGAAAGGCTTTGTCATCCATCACCGGGATCACAATGTTGAGAACAACGACCTCCAGAATTTGGAGATCATGTCTGCTTCTGAGCATATGGTTCACCACGGTTCTGGACGGCCTACATCTGATGGGCAAAAGGCTGCGGCATCGCATAGTCTGCGACTCTATTGGAATTCTCAGAGCTACAAGCTCATTGAGTGCAAGCTCTGCGGCAATCCATTTCAGTCTCGATCACCAAAGCCTCGACCGTTTTGCTCGGATGTATGCCTTGAGAAGTGGCGGTCAAATGCCTTCATTCCTGAAGCCAGAAAGTGCGAGTGGTGCCAGTCCGAATACATGGCGGTCAAGAATGTTCAGCGGTATTGCAGCAAGTCTTGCCGGTGTAAGGCGTTCGGCAAAATCCCGCCAAGAGTTCCAGATGGCGGAAGTCACCGCCGTAGAAAGGTGTCCGAATCAAAAGACCTACAACCTGACAGTTGAGGGTGAGCATGAGTTCATCGCTAACGGGGTAATCGTCCATAACTGCGATGAGCTTGCGGCCTTCGCCTACATTCAAGAGGCGTGGGACATGATGCAGTTCGGCCTGCGTCTGGGTGATAGCCCGAAGGTCATAGTGACGACTACGCCGCGGCCGAAGGATCTGATCCTTGATCTGGTGGGAAGGGAAGGTGATGACGTCATAATTGACAGGGCATCGACCTATGAGAATGCTGCCAACCTAGCCCCTACCTTCCAGAAGCAGCTAGAGCAATACCGCGGCACGAAGCTCTTCCAGCAGGAGGTCATGGGCGAGCTTGTAGATCTTGAGGAGGGAAAGGTCGTCAGCCGCGATATGTTCAAGCTCTGGCCTGCAGGCAAGCCCTTCCCAAAGTTCGAATACATCCTGCAATCGTATGACTGCGCATTCAGCGAGAAGGAACACAACGATCCGACCGCCTGTACTGTCTGGGGCGTGTTCAAGCACATTGACGGACCGATGTCGGTGCTGCTGATTGATTGCTGGGACGATCATCTGACGTTCCCTGATCTGAAGGCTAAAGTGCTTGATGAGTATAGGGTCAGCTACGGTGACGAGAAGCGCGGCAAGCGGCCTGATCTGATTCTGGTGGAGGATAAGGCGGCCGGCATCTCACTGATTCAGGAGTTGAGGGCTGCGCACCTGCCTGTCCGTGGATGGAACCCCGGCAGGGCCGACAAGATGCAGCGTTTACAGATTACTGCATCGATATTTACGTCTGGCCGCGTATGGCTGCCGGAAAGTAGCAATCGAAAAGGATTTGTGCGAGACTGGGCGGAAGGCTTTCTGAGCCAGATTTGTTCATTTCCCGACGCGACACATGATGACTATGTTGACTCGGCAACACAGGCTATGCGGTTTCTCAAAGACACTGGATGGCTTGACATTGATCCCGCGCCGCGGGAAGACGACGACTATGATGACTATCTGCAGGAGATTGGTCATCAGACTAAAGTCAATCCATATGCGGCCTGATCGGAGCATCCAATGAGTGACATGAAGATCCCGAAGGGGAAGATCGGCATTGCCAAGTCTGTAGTTGAGATGGCAAAAGAGATGATGCAGAAGAAAGCCTCTGTTCTGCCTAAGGAAGAGGCTGAGGCCAATCTAAAGAAGTTTCTTGAGCCGAGCAAAGTGCAGCAGCGTTTATTTCATAGCACCTTCTCTGATTTCTCGGTTCCCAAAACCAAGCATGGATCTGATGAGTATTTCAAGTTTGGGATACACGTTGGGCCTCTGGAAGCCGCTGAGAGCCGTATTCCCATAAAAGCCAAAGAAGATTTGATTGATAAAAGAAAAAGCGGGAATGCTGGTGCCAATATCATGCCGGTTCACATTCAGCTTCGTAACCCATTACGATTGAATGAGAACCGTATGGGGCGGTGGGGTGTTGATGACATCATGCATGAAGTTATGCAGAAGGCTGACCGCGGCGAGTTACCCAATGTTGACCAAAAATTATTGGATGATTACTTTGACGATCAGTTGGAAATAAGAGGCAAGAAGTGGAGCTACGCTGATGAACCCGGAGAGAAGTCCGAACTGCTTTCTAACTTTTTGAATGACATTGGATTTGATGGAATTGTCTACAAAAATGAAATAGAAGGTGGCGGTGATAGTTACTTGCTGTTGAATCCTAATCAGGTTAAATCCGCCATCGGTAATCGCGGGACGTACGATATCGGTGAGAAAGACATCACCAAAGCCAAAGGCGGTGCAGTGAAGATGCGGGACGGTGGCGATCCTGTCCGTGCTGCTATCGAGCAGGCGGTGAGTTCTGGTAAGCCTCGGAGGCCGATTGCCTTGACTGCGCCTACCCAGCAGGACATAGACAGGATGCGTGCCGAGATTGCCGATAATGCAAGGCGCGTTGCTGCATTGAAGGAAGGCATGGAGCGGCAAAGGATAGAGGAGATGCCGCCTGCAGAGATGAAGGCATACGAGCCGACCACTCGCCAGCGTCTTGGTGAGATGGCTGAGAGGGCGCTAAGGAAAGTATCGCCGGCGCCCAGAGCCAGAGCGCTTGCAGACGTCATGACGGGCGGTAGAGAAGGTGCAATGCTCAGCGCGGCGGACTTCGTTCCATTTCTTGGCACTGGTATGGCGGTAGAAGAGATTGCCCCGCATGTGAAGGAGGCGCTGTCTCAAGGAAATTATGGTGAGGCTGCTCTGTATGGCGGCCTTGGTATTGCTGCTGCTGTACCCGGAATTCCCAGCACCGTGAAGGGAGCCAAGGCTATTGGCAAGGCTCTCGCCCCGAAGGCTGGAGAGCTTGCCGAGCAATATGCCATCAGAACCGGCATGGTTCTTCCGATGGACGTATGGCATGGAAGCCCGTATCGATTCCAGCCTACCGCCAAGAATCCGCTGGGTGAGTTCAATCCGACCAAGATCGGAACGGGTGAGGGGGCGCAGGCTTATGGGCATGGATTTTATTTGGCTGAAGCTCCTGACGTTGCTAAATCATACGTTCCGCGAGATATGAAGTATGAGGAAAAATTGCTGAAAATGTATCAGCAAGCGGAAAGGTCGAGAAATTACGATGCGATGGAGGTTCTTGAGTCCGCAATGATGCACAAGACTCCAAAAGAACTAATGGAGCAATATCCTAATCAGGCCGGTTTAGTCGGCAAGATAAAAAATATTCCATACAACGCTGGCGCACTCTACAAAGTAGACCTTCCCGACGAGCAGATTGCGAAGATGCTTGATTGGGACAAGCCGCTGACAAAAGACGCCCCGCAAGAAGTGAAGGATGCCTTTAACCGTATAATTCAAAAATACCCTGAATTGAAAGACAAGTTCTTTCAAGCGTTCAAAGAAGGCAGGCCGGGGTATCATTATTACTCTCTGCTGAACGACTATGCAAAAACTGGTGACTTGTTAAAGAACCAAGCATTTGCATCAGATGCTTTGCGTGAAGCAGGCATACCCGGCATCCGCTACCTTGATCAAGGCTCACGCGGCGCAGGTCAAGGTACGAGCAACTTCGTAGTATTCCCCGGCATGGAAGACATCCTGACCATCAAGGAGCGGATGAAGAAGGGTGGGCCTGTAGAAAAGGCTGGCGGCGGAATTGCTCGTCGTTTGGCAAAATATGCAAAGAGTTTCGAGCCAAGCAAGAAGACCGAAATCTTCATTGGTGAGAAGTCAGAGATATGGGATGCGCCCGCCGCGGCAAAGGCTGTTAAGCTTGAGAAGGCTGGCGTCGATCCTGTAGAAATCTGGAAGCAGACCGGAACCTTCCGCTCGCCTGATGGAAAACTGCGTCAGGAGATATCTGACGTAGGCTCGAAGTTCCGCGGCGAGAAGGAAATGAAAGAACTTGTTGCTACGATGAAGCAGCAAGAGGCTGATATCAAGCAAAAGATCAAGGAGAGCAAGGAGCATCCCGATCTGTTCCCGAAGCAGTTGAAGGCGGCTCAAGGGGCGTTACGTCAGGCCGCGAAGGAAATAAAACAGATCAGGACGATGGAGGGCGGCCCTGAGTATCGTGTTGGTTTAGGAAACAAGGCTGGATTTGCATTTGAACACCCTGAGCTTTATGAGGCATATCCAAAGCTACTGGATATGGATGTTCAGCAGGGCGGCAGATCTGGCTCTGCCAGAGGGTCTTACATCGCCGGCATTAACGAAAACGATCCCGGCCTGATGAACATTTATGATCAGGGTCTGCAAAATGATCCTCGATCCACTGCTCTGCATGAGATGCAACACGCAGTTCAGGGATTGGAAGGCTTTGGTGCAGGCGGCAATCCGGCGATGGCTTACATGCATCCGGAAGCGCATGAGATTCTAAACCTGATGCGCAAGCAGGCGCGTGAGCCGATGAGCTACGAGGAATACGCTAAAAAGGCTGGACTTGATAGTATGCCTCTCGGTGACGCAATGAAGGAATATGAGAAATACAAAAAAGCGGTTCCGGATGTTGCTCAAAAGATGGATCGTGAGTTTCAGAATGAAGCGGCGATGCTGTTTTATCAGAGACTGGCTGGCGAGGCTGAATCTAGGGCCGTGCAAGAGCGGATGCTGATGACGCCATCGCAGCGCAAGGAAACTTTCCCGCTGTCTTCGTATGACGTTCTGCCGGAAGACGTCATTACCAAGTTTGAAAAGAAGAAGGGCGGCCCTGTATCGCTGGATTCGATGCGGCTGGCTGTAGGTGGCATGGCGGGTGGTGGTATTCGTAGAATCATTACTGAAGGCATTGAAGGATTAAGCAAGGTTGCAAAAAGCGCTTCTAAAGCAAAGAAAGAAGTTAAAGAATATAGAACTCCTGCCAAATTTGAGCGTGTGCCAGCCAAGACTAAGGAAGAAATTGAGGAATTGGCGCGACGCATGGCACCACAATACCTTGGTGAGTTCGTAAGAAAGCCTGAATCGACGTTCAGTGTTGCTGGTAAGAGTATGAAGCAATACAAGCGCGAGAAGGATCTTCCGATTATTTATAGCGGGGATAGACCTACTCCTGATGTATTTGATATATCGAAGCATGAAGGTTCGGTGATGGTTGGCGTTCCGGGCGATCCCACAATCGCTCATAGAACTCTTGAGCAGATAGGGGATATAAGGCCGGAAACTCCCGTAAAGCTTCATGGTGGCCCGCTCTACGGTCTTGAGGGTGAATTTTGGGCTTCCGGTAAAGGCCCAGCCACAGGGCTGCAGGCAACTGCTCAGAGGGGTTCTGAGGCTTATGGTGGTGTTCCTGTGCTTGGTAAATACATCAGGATGCCTGAAGGCACTCCATACGCACTACATACTACTGATGCACTGCTTCAGTTTCAGCGACCAGATATGCTTGGAAATAAAAAGCTGAAGCAATTAAATGCTGAGATTCGTAGGGGTAACTTGAAGAATAAGTTTCCAGAGTTTGTAGGGTTTGAAGACCCCGATCTGGTTTTGTTGCAAGCGCAAGATAATCCAAACCTTCGCAAGCACATCAATAACGTACTGCTTAAGCCAACAACGACAGAAAAGTATGGATTGAGAATGTCTGGCCCTGATATTGATGCTGCCATAACTGAGGCAGAGTTACGTAATCTTGAGACAGGATCGACTGGATTTTCTGTTGGCCGTTTGTATCCTAAATCAAATCTAACTGAATCTGCTCATCCCACATATGAGTTTGATATACCGGGTAGGCTAATTGGACAAACAAGATATCCGCAGCCTTATGAGTTGTCATTTCCAGATACGTTAAAGTTTGCCAGAGAGAATCTAAAGCCGGGTGTTGGTGAGTTTGGAATGTTTAAGATGATCGGTCCTCGCCAGATCATTGATTCTCAATTAGTTGATGAGATCAAGATGTATGAAGAGGCGATGAAAATATTGACTGGCAAGAAGCAAGGCGGCCCCGTCTACAAGTCTTCCGGTGGCATTTTGAAATCTTTGAATGCCATGAGAGCATTCATTAAGGCATCTAAAGAAGCAGATATTGCAAAGAAATCCAAGGAGGCCGCCGCCAAAGGCGAAGTCTATATTCCTGACGAAGAGACGAAGAGGATTATGCAGGAGGCTTTGAAGCCGGGTATGCCTGAAAAGCCCGAAGGATTCGCTGATGGTGGCCAGATCACATCGGACGACCTGATCATTGAGGAGCGTGCGCTGTGAGTCTCATTCGACCCGGGCTTTCTGCTCTGAAAAAATTGAAAGGTGCGAAAGCGGAAAGCGCCATGAAGCGCCCGTTCTATTCCGCGGTTGACAAGGCTATCGAGGATATCGTCGGCAAGCAGCCCAAAGGGACTGGCGATCAGTATCTGGCGATGATCCTGAAGACGAAAGGCGTGAAGCCTGCGGAGGTGAAGGATAGGGGGATAGACAAGGCTTTGCAGGGTAAGGGCAAGATGAGCGGTCAAGATCTTTTGAGTGTTGCTGAAAAAAGGCCGCCGGTTGCAATCAGAGAGACAAGGCTAGAAGAATATCTTGATGATTATGCCGAGCCTAAAGGCGACGTTCATTACGGCGTTGAAGACTACGGACAGTATCGAACTCCGGGCGGAGAGAACTACCGAGAGATCCTGATCAAGCTGCCGCAAGAGAGGGTGCAAGCAAAGCCAATCTCTGTTCAGGATCTGATTGATCAGGGTTATCGCGTTGAGGATCTGTCATTCAATCCTGTGACGTTTCAATCCTCATACAGGATCGTCGGCCCTGATGGTAATTGGGTATCGCAAAGATCTGGCGCTTATGGCATATCTCATCCCGGTCAGGCATTGATTGACTACGCGCAAAATCTTTCGAAACGAGAGGCAGAAGAGGCGAATAAACCAAAATTTCGTGCGCCGCATTTTGGCGACGAGGGCAAAAATCTTCTAGCTCATGCAAGGGTGCAGGATATGATTGGCCCGAACGGCGAGAAAATCATGCTGATTGATGAGATTCAATCTGACTGGCATCAAGCCGGAAGGAGCAAAGGCTATCGCACGCCAGAGGTTGATGAGGCGTATCGCAGGCTTGATCAGGAATATCAGGAATACATAAATGGACTGAAGCCAAGGATTCGCGCTTTGTTGGAGTCTAAAAATATCCCTGAGGAGAGTATTGGAAGTTTTCTGAAGATTGATGAATATAACTTGGCTCTTCTCGGTGAAGCCGATAAGTTTTCTGAATTTCAGAACAAGCTATTTAAAATGAATCCGGAGAGGTTTCCGGCTGACGCGCCATTTAAAAAGAACTGGCATGAGCTTGTGATGAAGCGGCTGATGGATGATGCTGTCAAGAATGGGTATGACAGGGTAATCATCACTCCGGGCGCGGTGCAGGCAAGACGATACGACCTGTCTCAGCACGTTGATAAGCTCATTTACAATCCTGAGACGGAATACCTTTCAGCGATAAAAGGTGTTGAGGTTCCTTTTATGGATCGAGTTCCGAAAAGTGAGCTTCAGGATTATGTTGGCAAAGAGGTTGCAGAAAAGCTTTTGTCGCAAACTCCTGTGAATGGAGAAAGCGTTCTATCTGGACTTGATATGGACATCGGCGGTCAAGGCATGAAGGGTTTCTACGATCAGATCCTGCCGAGTTACATCAAGAAGCAGTATGGCGTTGAACTAGGCCAGTTTCCTGTCAGGACGCAGGAATATGATGTTGTGAGAAGCAATCAAGGGGATTGGGCAATCGTCCCTCAGGGCGGTATGTCGACCGTAAAGAAGGGCTTTGCTACGCCTGAAGAGGCCCGGGCCGCCGCGGAAGAGATGGGCAATGTCCCGTATCACTCGTTCGACATTACGCCGGAGATGCGAGAGAGCATCATCAATAAAGGCCAGCCTTTGTATCAGATGGCTCCTGTTGGTGTTGGTGCTGCAAGCATCTCAGATGAGGAACCAGAAACTTACAAGGAAGGTGGAGACGTAAAAAATAACAATAAGGAAGTTAAAGAAGATTCTGAATTAAGTCGTTTTAGATTTTATGGTGGTGGCGGAAAAGACCAATACGCCTTTGATGCCGGCGGAAGACTTTTGTATGATATTCCTGTGGGAAAAAATTCTGTTATATCTCCATATGTTCAAGGTTACGTTGTTAAGCCATCTGGAGCCGGATTGTCTGGAAAATTAACTGGGGCTGGCATTCAATTTCGTAAATCATTTAAAAAAGGCGGTAGTGTAGAATCCGCCCCATCGCTGGACGCAATGCGTCTTGCTGTTATTAAAAGGAAATAACTATGGCTGAGATGCCTATTGATCCTGAATTTGGTCGCTTTATCGAAGGCATTCAAGACGAAGAGCCTATTGAAGGTGCTGTAGAGTTCGAGCTGCCGGAAGATGAAACGTCCATCGAGGAGATGCCTGATGGATCTGCGGTCGTTACACTCGAAGATAAATTCAAGGGGCCGGAGGAAAACGAGGATTTTTACTCGAATCTCGCTGAGTCTGTTGATATTGCTGACCTTGATTCGATTGCTATTAGATATCTTGACCTGATTGAGACTGATAAAGAGGCTCGCAGTGAGCGGGATAAGCAGTATGAAGAGGGTTTGCGGCGCACCGGCTTAGGGAATGATGCTCCCGGCGGGGCTACCTTTGCCGGTGCGTCCAAGGTTGTTCATCCTGTAATGGCTGAGGCGTGCGTAGATTTCGCCTCACGCGCCTGCAAGGAGATGTTTCCGCCTGATGGTCCTACCAGAACGAACATTCTGGGCGAAGTTACTGATGAGAAAGAGGAAGTTGCAGAGCGTAAGCGCGACTACATGAACTGGCAGTTGACGGAACAGATTGAGGAGTTCCGCGATGAGCAGGAGCAGATGCTGACCCAGCTTCCTCTGGGTGGTTCTCAGTTCATGAAAATATACTGGGACGACAAAAAGAAGCGCCCTTGCGCTGAATTCGTTCCTATTGACAACATTTTGCTGCCTTTTTCGGCCGTTAGCTTTTATACGTCGCCGCGGGTTACTGAGCAGCAGGACATTTCTCAGTGGGAATTCCAGAATCGCATTGATCGCGGGCTGTATCGTGACATAAGTTTCATCAAGGCATCGTTGAATCCTGACCCTACTGCTGCGGAAAAGGCAAACGAGAAGATTGAGGGCAAGAAAAACGAGTCTAGCGATGATGGTATCCGCCGTGTATTCCATGTGTATACGTGGCTTGAGATTGAAGATGATCCAGAAACTAATGGTGAGTCTGCTCCTTACATCCTTATGGTTGACGAGCAGGATCGAGAGGTTCTTGGTCTGTATCGAAACTGGGAGGAGGGCGATGATACTAGGCAGAAACTTGACTGGATTGTGGAATTCAAGTTCATTCCTTGGCGAGGAGCGTATGCCATTGGGCTACCGCACCTTATTGGCGGCTTGTCTGCTGCCCTTACTGGCGCTCTTCGCGCTCTTATGGATAGCGCTCATATCAATAACGCAGCGACTATGCTCAAGCTTAAGGGTGCCAAGATATCTGGACAGTCGCAGCAGGTCGAAGTTACGCAAGTAGCGGAGGTTGAGGGCGCTCCGGGTGTGGATGATGTGCGAAAAATTGCCATGCCATTCCCATTCAATCCGCCTAGCGCTGTTTTGTTCCAGCTTTTGGGTTGGTTGAGCAGCGCCGCAAAGGGTGTTGTTACTACTTCAGAGGAAAAGATTGCTGATGTGACGAGCAATACGCCTGTTGGAACTACTCAGGCGCTTATTGAGCAGGGTGCTGCGGTATTTTCATCGATTCATGCTCGTTTGCACAATTCTCAGCGTCGCGTTCTGATGATTTTGCAGCGTTTGAATCGCTGGTATTTGGATGAGCAGAAGAGAGGCGATGTAATTGCTGAATTGCCGATCAAAAAGGAAGATTTCAAGCGCAATGGCGACGTTATTCCTGTATCTGATCCGCATATTTTCAGCGAAACGCAGAGAATGGCGCAGATTCAGGCTGTTTTGGCTCTTTCTGAAAAGAATCCGCAGTTTTTCAACAAGAGGGCAGTGCTTGCGCGTGCATTGAAGCAAATGAAAGTGCCGAATATTCAAGAATTGATGCCTGAATACTCAAAACCGATTGAAATGAGTGCTGCCGACGAGAATGCTGCCATGACTATGGGCCGCGTTGCTGTTGCATATCCACGGCAAGATCATTTGTCGCACATTATTTCGCATCTTTCTTTTGCGCAAGATCCTGTAATGGGCATGAATCCGATCATCGCGCCGCAATTTATACCGCGAGTGCTTGAGCATGTGAAGCAGCACATGATGATTTGGTACACCCAGAGCATGAAGAATTATGCTCTGAAGGGAACAAGGCTCATGAAAGAGAAGTATGAGGATAGCAAGCTTGCTCCTGAAATAGATCGATCTATGGCTGCCGCTTCCGGCCATGTTGCCATTGATATTCAAGAGAAGTTTGCTCAGTTCATGCCGGTCATTCAGAAGCTACTGCAAGTCATGCAGCAAATTCAGAAAACTCAGGGCAATGCTCCGCTTACGCCTGATGCTCAGGCCGTTCTGCAGGCTTCTATGGCAGAGACTCAGCGTCGTGCGCAGCGCGATCAGGCTGAAATTCAACTGAAGGCTCAGAAACAAATGCAGGATGCCAAGGATAGCGCTGATGATCGTGAGGTGAAGGTGGCTATGAATACCGAGAACAACCTTACGAGAGAGCGCATGGATACTTTGGATTTGACGCTTGAAGCGGCAAAACTGAAGAAGGAGCAGAGTGAGTCGGTAACGGCTCTGCAGGAAGCAGTACAACGTGGTTTAGTTCAATAAGGAGCAAATATGTCAGACGAATCTCAAAAGAGCGCGGCAGTTCCGCAACACAAGCGGCTGGCGCAAGGTGCAACTGATGGCAAGTCCATTCCGCAGCCTGAAATTCCCGCGGGGAAAGGAGTTGACAAGAAGAACGCATAATTTATGAGGTATGTTGAAGACTTCATCGGCGCAATAAAGGTAAGGCAGGCTGAAATAGCCTCCTCTATGACTGCGGGTAACGTGGTCAATTTTGAGACTTACCAGCGTCTGGTGGGGCAATACGCAGGGCTGCAAGAAGCCTTGGAAATTTTAAACAACCTGTTAAAGGATGACGATGAGTGACATTCCGGTAGCTTCTAGCGAAGCTGATTTGGCTTGGGCATTTCCGAGCGTTGACCCCGGTGCAAAACCATTAGGTGCAAGAATCTTAGTTCAGTTGCGTAGAACCAAGAAAAGAACGTCTGCTGCTGGGATTGTTCTTGTTCATGAAACGAAGGAAACAGAGAAGTGGAACAACATGGTGGCGAAAGTCATCTCTATCGGTCCGCTTGCTTTCAAGAAGCGTGACACGATGGAGCCGTGGCCGGAAGGCTCATGGTGTGATGTTGGAGACTATCTCCGAGTTCCTAAATGGGGCGGTGATCGTTGGGAAGTAGAAGTCACCAACGAGAAAGATGAAGATCCTGCTCTTTTCATGATTCTTAACGATCACGAAGTTATCGCTAAGGTAACAGGTGATCCCTTGGCTATGAGGGCATTCGTATGAGCGCAACTGACAAAGCGGAAATGCAGCAAAAAGAGGAGCCTTTGAAGTATGAAGAGGCTCAGGACGGTAGTTTGACTGTAGAAGGTATTGCAGAAGAGGAGGTTCAAGATGAGCCTAAAGAGCCGGCTGCAGAAGTTAAAGCTGACGCTGAAGAGCCTGAGCAAGAGCCTGATGAACAGGATGCTGCCCAGCAGGACGAAGACCACGAAGACGACACAGAGGCGATCCGTGAGGCCAAGCGTGCGCGTCGCAGGGCGAAAAAGCAGTTCCAGCGTGAGCAGCAGAAGGAAAAAGACTTAAGATTCAATCAGATACTCCGTCAGAATCAGGAATTGATGGAGCGGCTGAAAGCGGTTGAAACGAAGACTCATGGTTCTGAGATGGCTCGAATTGACAAGGCTATCGAGGATCAGGAGGTCCGTATCAATTACGCCAAGATGAAGATTGCTGAGGCTACGCAGAGTCAGGATGGCAATGCGATGGCTGAGGCTCAGGATTTGCTGTATGAGTCCAGAAGGGCGGTAGAGGCGCTGACTAACCTGAAAAATCAGGCAAGTCAGCCGAAGCAGAGGCCTATGCAGGGGCCAGATCCAGTTATGCAGCGTTATGCCGCGGACTGGATGGATCGAAATCCTTGGTATGACCCCGGCAAAAATGACGAGGATTCAGCCATAGCTTTTGCTGTGGATGAGCGTTTGGCCAAAGAGGGCTGGGATCCACGTACCCGTGAGTATTGGGAGGAGCTTGACAATCGCTTGCAAAAAAGATTGCCGCACCGCTATACTGGGGACGCAGACGATAAGCCTGTTAGAAAACCAAGGAGCGTTGTGACTGGATCTGGGCGAGAAAGTGTTTCGAATAAGGGCGGCAAGAATTCCGTCGTGCTTAGTCGTGAGCAGGTTCAAGCCATGAAAGATGCGGGATTCTGGGAAGACCCTTTAATGAGGGAAAAGATGATTCGCCGCTATGCCAACGAACAACGTAAAACTAGGAGCTAACAATGGATACCCGTCTTAAAAAATCTTTGAGTGCAGGTGGCCGCGAAAACCGCGCAGTTCTTGATGAGAGTCGAGACGCCCCTGAAAATATGTTTGTTTCGTCTGAAGAACGTCGCAGGATGTGGAAGGACGAGTGGACACAAGAAGCGTTGCCCAAAGTTCCGGAGATTCCGGGCTGGCACCTTTGCTGGTTATCAACCACTAACAGTTACGACAGTATTGATAAACGGATTCGCCTTGGATACGTTCCCGTGAAAGCGGATGAGTTGAAAGGGTTTGAAAATTACCGTGTAAAAGCTGGCGAGCATGTTGGTTTTATCGCGTGTAATGAAATGCTCTTGTATAAACTTCCTATGGATATTTATCAAGAGGTCATGGCGCAAATGCACCATGATGCCCCGCTTGAAGAGGCAAACAAAATACGAGTTCAAGCGGAGTCGATTCACGGCCGTGATAGCTCAGGCAAACGTCTGGGTCAGGTTGAAGGCGAGGGTTTGGGCGAAATTGACAAACCGAAGCCTGCTCCCATTTTCCAAGGGTAGGCAAATTTAAGGAGTTTATTATGTCTTCGACTAATGCTCCGTTCGGTCTGCGTCCTGCGTTCCACCCGTCCGGATTGGATCGCGCTCAGGCGCTGGCTAACGGAATCGCAAGTGGTTATGCGACGGATATCCTGAAAGGGCAACCCGTCAAACTCAATTCCAGTGGGAATATTGTTGTTGCTGCTGCTGGCGACGCCTTCCAAGGCGCTTTTGCTGGTGTGGAGTGGACTGATACCACTGGTCGTCGTCGTGTCTCGAACTACTGGCCGGCATCTACTGCCTACCAGACCGGTTCGTGCGTGGCTTATTTCTACAACGATCCCAACATCGTTTATGAAATCCAAGCTGACGGCTCGCTGGCGCAAACCTCGGTTGGCGATATGGCCGACCTGAGCAACACGACCGCGGGTTCTACGACTACGGGTCTGTCGCAATGCACGCTGTCAACCACTCTGGTTGGTGCGGGTAACAGCGCTCAGATGCTGATTCGTGATATCGCCCCCCTCGTTGATAATGCTTGGGGAGATTCGTACACGGTTGTGCGAGTAACGATTAACGAGTCGCAGTTCAATGCGTCCGTTAACGCTATCTAAGGAGGGCTAACAAATGGCAGCCCCGATGAGAAGTACTGACTTCCGTTCGATTGTTGAGCCTATTCTCAACGAGTGTTTCGATGGAGTCTATGATCAGCGTACCGATGAATGGTCGCGTGTTTTCCGCGAGCAAACCGGTATTCCCCGCAACTACCACGAAGAGCCGGTGCTGTATGGCTTTGGTGCGGCTCCGGAACTTCCGGACGGCACGCCGGTTTCGTATCAACAAGGTGGCGTGCTGTTCCTCAAGCGCTACGTCTACAAGGTCTACGGTCTGGCCTTTGCTCTGACGAAAGTGCTTGTGGACGACGGCGATCACATCCGTATCGGTCAGACCTATGCCAAGCATCTGGCACAGTCTCTGATTGAGACGAAGGAAACGCTGTCTGCGAACGTGCTGAATCGTGCGTTCAACAGCGCGTATCCGGGCGGTGACGGCGTGCAGCTTAACAGCGCCAGCCATCCGATCGTCAACGGCACGTTCAGCAACCTGCTGACGACTGCGGCGAACCTGTCGCAAACGTC